ACTGTTAGATGGTGACTGTGCATCAGTAACATAAGCCAAAGTTGCAGTTACACGATCCAAAGATTCCAAATTGTTTCCTGCTTGACCTGCTCCAGTTGAGCCGTCACTGTTTGCTTCTACAGATTTTGTTAACATATCATCAAGGTAGAAAGCGTGTGCTTCTCCTTGCTCTTTTCTCATAAAAGCTGCTAAGTTGCCTAGACCATCATCTGATTCAGATAAGATCTCAGCTTTTGAGGACATTTGCCACGGAGTTACTACTTCTTTCAAAGTTAGGGTAACTTCAGAAATCTCTGGGTGGTCAGTTGCTGGGAAAGCTCCACCTTCAGAAACTCCATTGGTTGTTGCGTGACGTGCTGTCAATGCTCTGAAACCAGACTGTGTCCATGCTTCTTTCTTCAAAAGTTTAAAAACTTCTGACTTAGTATTTAGCTGACTGAATACTTTAGCTCCGAACATGGTGTTTAATCCACCTGCTAGGCCACTTGTATCAATGTTGTCATCAGATTTACTAATGCCGTACCTCTTGGATATTCCAAGTGTTCCGCCGTAGTAGGCGTTTACATATTCTTCGAAACTCATTCCTGCCATATTTAGTTGTCTCCTATTATTTCTTCAAGTTCATCCCAGGATTTAGATACGTTGTTCCAATCAAAGGATTCTACTTTTGGAGTGTCAGTTACTGGAGCTGGTGTTGCCTTAGTTCCAGTATATACGGATATTCCGTATTTCTTAAGTGATTTCATAACGACTTCTAAAGAAGGTTCAGCTTCGGTTTCGGTCTCAGATTTCTCTGCTTCCTCTTCCATTTCATCTTCCTTTTCTTCTTCAGGTGTCATTTCATCTAGCTTAGCTCGCATTGCTTTCATTTCCTCTGCAAGCATTTCTAATGTTAGTTCTTCAGGTTCATCTTCTTTGACTTCCTCTTCATCAACTACATCAGGTAATTCTTCAGGTTCAATGACTTCAACGCTAACTTCTTCAGATTTGACTTCAGGTTCTTCTACTACTTCAGTCTCCTCTGCTTTTTCTGTTGTGCATTCGCAATCTGCGTCTTTCTTAGCCATAACTGCTATTTTATTACTTTCATTTATAAAGTTAAGTCCTTTGTCGGCTTTAGCCATTGCAACGTCTGTTACAGTAGCTTCTACGTTAGCTGGATTGTCGCCAACCCATGATACAGACCACAATCCAAGATCATTAATTTTATTAAAACAAGAATCAGCTCCTTCTGGGCAAACCATATCCTGAGACAGTGTTTCACCCCTAATACTACTAGCTCCTTTTGTTCCAAAGTCCTTTATCTCTTTCCATACATTATCATGCATTTCTAATTGATTATGAATGCCATACTTTACTTTAATTTTACCATCGTCTATCTTGTAAGCTAATGGTAAACCAATAGGTATTTCTTCATGTTGATAAGAATAAACTCCATACTTCATATAGAAATCCATTGAATCTTCTAATACATTAGTGGGGATTAAATCATTCTGTTTATCTATAATTGGTGCGTTAATGTAGGTCTCCATAATCCTATCATTATACCATTCTTTGCGATAGACTTTCCAGCCTTTAGAATCAGTGGCCATAGTAGTAGTTTGTATTGCTACTATTTATTTGTGACGGTTATGTCGGCTTAACTCCTTTTCAAAATCATATCTGATTCTTTTAACTACTCTTTCTGCTTCCATCATTCCCCAAAACTCCTTCATAGTTCTGTCGGTATCAAAGTCAGTATAACTTAGACCTTCTTTCCTTATTTTGGTTTCGACTTCCTCTAAGACGTTTATTATTGCTTCTATTTCTTTTTTGCTTTTACTCATTTATTGATCCTCCATGTTATGTTTTCTTCATTAGTATTTACTTTAGTGTTTTGACATCTGTATCCACCCATGTATCTTTTACTTGAGTGAGTTGTTGGAACTCCATCTTTGTCTGGGCCTCTCATAGTAGGTGTCCATACTTCTTTACCTCCAAATTTACTTAAGGTTTCAATATTCATAAAATGTTTCTTCTTACAGTGCGCACATGGATAACCATTCTTTTTGAAATCCTTTCGGATGCAATCAAGGCATCTTTCATTCTTACGTGCAGGTCTAATGGTTCTGCAAGTTTTTTTGCAAGTGTCACATTTCCATGAGGGCATAGTATGTCAGTGGCAGGGTTATATAAAGATTATCGGTCTGTTTTGTAGCTAAAATATAGCTGAATAAAGTAGGGAAAGATTATATAAACACTACGCTATTAGGGATATACGACAAGTGCTTCGGCACTATTTGATGTGTGCATCCGCACCGAGGGTGAAAGTCCCTCCTGTGAGTGGTAAATCCACTCGTCGCCCGAAGGCCAATACTATGGCCAGCAAGCCTGTGCAGATTCGTAAGAAGATGTTTGGGCCGAATCAATACAATACGTATTGTCCTGTCTGTTTTCAGAAAGGAGTTCGCTCTAAAGTTGTCAAAAGGGACATTATTACTTTAGTACCTGTCAAAGGTCAAAAGCTAATGAATAAAGCACCAAGCACTGTCTTAATTTGTACCAGAGATAATGGGCATAACAAACCACACGATTGTGGATGGAGGCACGATTTATGAGTCAGCATGATTATTCTCAGCCGATCAAATATACTGATATTGATACTGGCAAGGAAGAAGGGCCATATTGTCCTAAATGTTTCTTTGATAAAGAATGTTTATCCTATGCTAAAGAAGCAGCTCTCTGTTCTTTTGCTGCAGGCAAAGGCACTTCTATTTGGTGCTGTGAAAGAGATGGTGGCCCTAACAAACCAAATGATTGTGGATGGGAGGTTCCTAAATGAAACGCTGTAAATTATGCGATGGTCAAATTCGTCAAACCAAGTACGAAGGATTCTGTTACCAATGCTGGCACGACAACGATGGTGACTATGGAGGAATGGTTGGAATTATTGAGTGAGTGGATCAAAGGTTCTGAATAAAGAACTCAGCCACCCGTTTCTTGTTCTTTTCAAAAGCTGGTCTCATGTATGGCTTAGGACCGCCATTGGGACCAGTGCCTTCTGGTGAACCATACTCAACATGAGGTGCATATTCTACATTAGTTCCAATGGCTTTTATCAGAAAGTCTCTTTTAACGTTAATAGAGGCCCGTAAACGGCCTGTATCTACAGGAACCATACGTTGGGCATCCAAAGACATTGCGTCGGCTGTATCATCCAATGCTTGATCCATCACTTCAGGATATTCTGCTGCAAGGTCTTGTAATTTTTTCTTAAAAGCGTCTCCACCTTTTATTGTAATTCCCATCAGTATCCTAGAACTTCATCAACTGAAGCGTCACCATACTTCTCTTTCCATTTTTTCTTAATTACTTTTTCACCCTGTTTATACATTGCTATTCGCCTTGCCCTATTGGCTTGCTTACGTGCAATCCTATCGCCCTGCTTCCAGGATAATTCTGCAGCACATTCTTGACAAAAACCATTACTTAGAATGTGAACTCGCATTGCTCCAGCTCTACATTTTTTACAACTACTCATTTTCTTTCTCCTTTTTTTTACCGTTTCCTTGATGGCCATACTTAGCATTACTAATGTGGATTGTGTAATTCTTTTGATCTTGATTCATGGAACCCTCATCAATACAGTTCTCTGATTTGGATGCAACAAAGAATTGCCTCTTAAAGTAAACCCATAGCTTGCACCTACTTGCTGCTGTAATTCTATTAATTCATTCATTAACAATCCTTTAGCAGGAATCTTACTATCTAATTCTTTATGAGCATCGCAAGTCCTAGCTCCTGATGCAACAACTAATGTATATCTGAAAGGTTTTTTACGAACCTTCTCTTGTTTTTGATAAGATGCTAACCTACCTTCATTGGTTACATTAATTATTTCAGTTCTTGCAATTCTGGTTAATTTGTAAGTTTCTGTGTTAATTACTTTCTGCATCGCCGCTACAGTATTAGGAATGCTACGGCCTTCTACTATTGCATTATTAATTTCAGTATTTAATTTTGCGCTAAGTACAGTAGACAACTCATTGTAGTTATTTGTCTGCACTTGACCTGATTGTAATGCCCTAATTGCATCCTCATCAGCCTGATCAAAATCTATTGCTAATGTCTCTGCTTTATATACTAAATCGTTCGTTTCTCCTTTTTCAAGGCCATTTACCCCCCCTTTTTTCTTATCAGCAGCATTTATCTGACGCACTCTAGCTCTTGACCAAGAATATCCTGCATCTCCGCCCCAAAGTAAATGCGCAATGTATCCTGCACTTGGATTATGTTCATTACCCCAATTCTCTCCTTGTCTATCTACTTGATGTCTATCAAAAAAAGCTTTCATTCTTTTACAAGTTCTTGGTGATAAGTTCTTACGGTTCTTAATATCTCTAGCTCTTGCAACCCCTACTTCAGTTCCGCCTCTGTTAAACTCTTTACGATATTCTAAACCTTTAGCTGCTTCTTTAGCCATTGCTGCTGTTGGTTTAAAATTAATATGAGAATATTTATCTTGTTTCTCTAATACTTTAACTTTATCTTCTAATGCAGCAGATTTAAAACCATGAATATAAGCATCTCGCATTTCTTCATTTACTAAATTCTTAAGATCTTGAGATAATGAAATCATTAACATTGGTAGCATTTCATTTAACTCTGAAAATGACTGAGCAGAACGAAGTCTATTTACTTCTCTTTTGATAGTAACTGCTAGATTTCTATCTAAGGCTGATACAAGTCTGCTTGTTCGCTTGGCTCCTCTTCCACCAGCGACGTTGGCAAACTTTCTAAGTTTGTTTGTGGTAATACTAACTCTCCTTCTTCATCTAAATCTACTGTAATTCCTACAGCCTGGAATGATGCAATCACATTAGCTTTAGTTTGTAAGTTAGCAAGATGTTGTTGCTCATTGCGTTCATCAATGTCATTAAACACAACTTCCCAATCTGTTACTTTTAATAAATCTGCTAATGGTTTGAAAAAGCCGTTTACTAAGATTTGCTGTGTTTCCGTAATTGTTCTGTCCATCATTGACAACTGTTCGCCTTCAGCATTTAATCCACCAACACCAGACACATCACCAACTGCTAATGGCATAACACCATAAGATGCGTTTATATCTTGGTTTATTTTATCCATATACGGGATCATACCAGATTCATTTTGACTTGGCATAATAGATACAAATTTAGCCCCCGACTGTCCTTCTCCTGATGATATAATTGGAACAAAGTTAGGATTTCTCCTGGTTTCTTCTGCAATGTATTCACCTAATCTATTAAGTGCTTGTTCATCTAAATTAGGAATATCTAAGAATCCTTTGGGTGGCCTTTCTAATCGAAATAGTTTATTTTGGTATGCTTCAATGGCTAAAGCCGTTTCGATTTTTTTAGAAAGACCTATAATTGGTGATTCACCGTAAAGGCGAGCTGTTGAACTATATTTGTTAAAATGTATGATCTCATCTCTTGCAAAAGGAATGTCTCCTTCAGGGTCTTCAAATGTATAAGCAATCAATTCTAAACCAGTGCCACATTCTGCACAAGCTGAGCCATTCATTGTTTTTCTGCAAGTAGGACAAAACTTATTTTCGGTTTGGAATTTACCATATCTGTCCGTGTTAAATCTCATGTACTTAGAATCTTCAACCCATAATTGAGATACTTGCTTTCCTAATATTCTACCTGATTCATCTTTAACATAATCATATACTACAGAAACCCAAGCGTCATCAAATACTTCTAATTGCCTAATAAGTGCTTTACAAAATTCTTCTCCAGTAATATCTGTTTCTCCATTTGATGGGTCTACCAAAAGACGTTCAAATATCCTTTGTTGGTCTTCACTTGGAGCTTCTACAGTTTGTTCTAATCGGTATCCTTTAGCAACAGTTTGCGAAGCTATCCTGGTTACTACTGTTTGTAAATGAGAATAATTAATTGATAAATCTTCTAAATGATGTAAGTTATATGGTGGATCGATGCGCATTGGCCCAGTGCTTCCCATTGCAGGAGCCATATCATAAACAGGAGTTCGAGCTTCTTTCTCAAGACCGTTCATATTTCCATCTAAATATGCCTGAACACGGCTCTGCTTTGGCTTGCTCCTAAATCTGTCAAAGAATCCCATACTACCAGTCTGGGTCAGACCTCTTTGCTCTAATAAGCCTTTCTCTATTATCGGCTTGATATATGTAGTTTTTAATCGCAGGCTCTAGGAATTTAGCGACAGTGACTCCATGCGTTTTAGCTAATACTTTAACATCTTCTCGAACTCGGTTGTCAATGCCTTTTAATTCTAGTCGAGCCATTAAGATGACAGGCCTCGAATGATTTTTTTTGGAACATGAGCTAAACCCAAAATCGTCAAGCAATTGGTGTACGAGTCTGTCATCGGTATTGGCTATGCCAACCGCCCTTTATATATTTATTTAATCAGCTAAACCGTAATCGCTGTAGTCATCCATTAGATCCAGCCTTTGTTGTTGAATCTTCTTAGATGGCCTAAATTCTTTATATTTATTTTGAACTTTTCTTCTAGCCCTCTGTATCGTTTCAGTATTTGGGGCATAATGTAGAAGGTCATACAAATCAGATAAGAAGGCTTCATTCTCACATTGTTTTCCACTGTTGCTTGTTGCTAAATAGTATTCTCTCAAAACAAGGTATTCCAAGTAAGTAGTGCTATCTCTACAAACTATGTTGTCTTTGAGATGCTTTCTTACTACATCTTCAGTCTTGTCTAAATGTTTAAATGCATCATAAGCCATTTTTTATATCCTCTTTAATTTGCTTAACCCATGTCTTTGTTGATGTCACAAGATTATCTTGATGGTCAATCTCTTCTAATTCAGCTTTTATTAATTTTAATTTTCGCATATAGTTTACTCCGTCTTTATGACCGTTACTAGTCAAACAACTCCCTCATTGCCCATCGCTTAAAATCTTTATTGCTTGTCAAGTATTCTCTCATCAAAGCTACATCTGTTTCTATTTGTTTTACTTTATCAAAGTAAAGATCATGTAACCTGGATAAGTCAGCTCTAAGAAGATGGATTCTTTCTTTGAGCCATTTCTTTTCCTCTTCATGTGCATCTTGTAGTTCTTGCATTTCTGCAACAAGCTTAGCTATGGTTGATGCCATTTAATTCCACCCCCAATCATTTCCATAAAGTTCACCTTCGTCTTGTTCTAAGCAACGTTCTAAGTATCTCTCTTCAGCTCTGTTGTAAGAACAATCCATGCATTTACATTTCTTTTCGTTTCCTGTGCAATCCATTATTTTACCTCCAAATCAAAGTTTTCTTGCATTGCTTTGAGCTCTCTTATTACCCAGTAATGCTCACCAAACTCGGTGTCCCATTGTTCTATCTTTTGTATCCTTTCCTTAACGTATAAGGCAAGTTCCTTTTTTGTTGTCATTTTTGTGTTTCCTACCCTTTGTGGGTATTGTAGACATTCAGTAGGGTTATATAAGCTTTACTATACAACATTACCCACGATTTCCTACCATCTCTCCCATCAAAGGCGTATATATCATGTCCATCTTACATCTATAACAATCTACCATCGGCCTTCCTTCTTTCTTCTCACTAAAAATAAAATGATCTTCATCTATCAATCTATGCTCTTCTTCCCAACGTTCTCCACATACAAAACAATCAAATCTCCACCTCATAATCTCTCCAGGCACTTCTTACAATTTACAAAATATTTATTCTTCTTAGACATTACACGATATTCTGAATTTGTGCAAGGATAACCGCACAATGTCATGTTAGGTTGTTTTGATGCGAAGTGTTTACGCTTCATTAATCTATTATAATGACTGACCCCTTAAAGCAGTTATTGATGTCTACCGACCCATGTTTTAGTTTAGTATAACAATGTTTACAGTGTATCTTATCTTCTGCTACCTTATCCCATTTGCTTAATGGATCAAGACACTCAGGACACGTTCTCCATTCGTCTTTGGTAAATGCTATATTTGGTTTAGTCACCTTCTCACCCCCACTTCTCTACAAGAGCAAAAAATTTGTCTTGTGCTTTCATGTTAGATTTAGCTCTTGCTTTTTCTAATATTTCTATGTGGTTTGCTAATGCAATCCATATTCCTTCAGATACGTTTCCTTTTCCGTATTCTTCTCTCATCCAACTAAGGATGTATTGTTTCTCTTTGTTTACGCCAGCGTCTAACAAATGCTGTTTTCCTTTTGGGTCGTAGTTTTTATTTCGGGCCAATTTTCTCACCTTTGGTTTTGTGGCCTTTTGGGGAAAGGTAAGGCCAAACCCTTCTTGCCATTTGTAACACCTCGCAAGAAAAGGTTTGCAACGGGAAACAAAACCCGTTGTTACTGTAATGGTGCCAGGCAAACATTTGCTCTTAAGATGTAGTTTAGCTTGAACTTATTCTTTTTACTTAATGCCTCACACAAAGACTTGTCGAGCTTTGAGGATCTCACGTCTTTGCTACCACTAAGGAACAAATGTTTGCGTATGACTGTAATCGCCCCAGATACCTACTCCAGTTTGTATCTTTTGAAACTACTTTTGACCTAACCAGTGGAAACTACGCCTTCTGGAAGTGTAGCAGCTAACTCGCTTATGTTATGTTAGTCATCGTCACGTCTGTTCTTGCGAACCTTCGGGAACTAAGCCATTATTTCGTTTCGGGGGCGTTTCTGGTAAGAAGCCAGCCGTCTTAGGTGTCGCCACCTGTTAGCTGGTTGTTTCCAACCAAGTTGCCTAAGCAACAATACTATAGTTTGTTAGGGTTATATAAGCGTTGGGTTAATGATTTAAGCACGAATCCTAGAAAATTATGCAATTTCTAGGCATTATAGAAATTCCGAAGGCATATAGAAACTAGAAGTTATCCCAGCTTGTTATTCGTATCCCACGTTTATCTATTTCTTGCAACGCCAACTCACACATCCACAAAGATATTACTGCATCTGATGTATGTCCATCTAACCTGCCGTTCTTTCCCCACATTAACCTAGACAAGCCTTCTACCAATTTCCTTGATCCCACTGGCCCTGCCTTATTCACTTCTTTGTTCCAGGGTATAATATATTTGCCTTGTTCTAATGCTAACGCTATTCTAGGAATACCAATCTGTGCGTGATGTTTTTCTGAACCTGTCCTATGCCCTTTAACAGGTAATGATGCTAAGTCCTTAGCTGCGTGTGCTACTAATCTTTGGAACCCATTAGTTTCTACCATAACCATTGTTGGATTATATTTGTTAGCTAAATCTACCAAATTCTTTACCTGAGCAGTTAGCCAACCTGCCCCTTCTGCTTTTACCTTACCACACCACTGATAAATCAGGTGACGCATTTTTGTATCTCTATCATACGACAATACACTATATGCAGTTTCATCATTTGCAGTATCTAATCCAACTGCCAAATCAACACCTATAACAATATCTGTTTTTTCTAAGGGATTACCAAAACCTATTGACTCATCTAAACAAGGCTCTATTGTATTCCACGGAATAACTGCGGTTTCTGGATCAAGTGGATTCAACAAATATTCTGACTCAAAAGCTCTACTACCCATAGCATGTCGTTCTGCTTCTAATCTATCTTCATTCCAATATTCAGGCCATCTAGGTGTTCCATCTTCTTTTACAGCAGGATGCCAAACGTGCGACCAATCAGGACTCTGCCTTACCCAATCCGTAGCATCACCTATTCTTTTTTGTGTTCCTATCAATAATATCTTGCCTTCAGGCAACCGCATTGGCATCACAACTCTTTTGATATAATGAATAACTCTATCATCCGTCATTCTAGGAAACTCCTCTAATATATCATCTAAAATAATTAAATGAACGTGTGGCCCTTCCAAAGATTTAGATGTAGAAGCTGCTCTCAATCTACTACCATTGTTAAAGAACTTCTCACTCTTTTTCCATGATCCGCCATCTTCTTTACCTTTTATAAAACTAGACAACCGCCAAGAACGTTTACATAATTCTTCAAACTGTTCTAACTTATCTATTGCCTGGTCTAATGTTGCAGATACATACAATGCTCTAAAGTTAGGATATTTATGCATCATATACGCACAGTAAGTCAAAGTAAATGTAGTCTTAAGATGGCCTCTTGCACACATTATTCCTACGTAATGTTTGTTATCATTAATTGTGTTATACCATTCTTTATGCATCTTTCCTAATGGAACAAAGTCACTAGGCTCTTGCCTCATAAAATCTGTAAGAACATCGCTAGCAAAATCCATAAAATCAAGATCTTGCTCCGCTAAACCTTTAGCTAAAAAGTGTTGTGTAAATAATTCTAATCCTTCGATATTAGACACTCGTCAATATACTCCTGGTTCTTTGATACTGTAATATACTTAGCATCTCTAGCAACCATATAATCAGATAACTTTTGTATGTCATCTGTTTGAAATATTACCTCTCCTGTTTCACTATCGCAGATCCTAAACATTTAACCCCACTGACTAGCCATTGCATTAGCAATCCCTTGATATGTTATACTTCGTAATTTGCCTCTATTCTTGCTAGGTGGCATTTTGTGTATTCTATTTTCACGACCCTCTACTATTTTAGTAGGTTGCAGTTTAGATAAATTTTTTAACCAAAAACAAGTTGCTTTGGTTTCACCATGACCAAACATCCACGGTTGTATTATTTGGTCTGGTTTGCGTATTTTTGTGCTAATTACTGATATTGGGTTTTCTAATGCTATTTTATCTATTGGTGCGTCTAATAATAATCTTACAAAATCTAATGCTTCTTTCTGCTCTTTTTGTTTATCCTTAAACCACCTAGCACCAGATACTGCTAAATGTGTGCAGGGAGGATGTGCTATCATTAAATCCCAGCCATTATTAAGAATATCTCTTACATCGCCTTGATGATGTAAACCTGGTTTATCTGTTGGCAAAATATCACAACTTGTAGCATCGTGTCCTTTGTTTCTAAATGCATCTCTTACTATACCGCTAAACTCACAAGCAACTAAAACTTTCATTCCATCTCCTGAACCATTTCTACCCAATATCTAATTATAAGATTAATTTTCTTCTGCGGGATCTTAGCTTTTTTCATTGCTTCAGGCAACTTCTCTGCAACCTCTTCCACTAAAGTATCCTGTAAATCTTTAGCACCTTCTAACCTCTGTAGCTCTCTAATTACTGAAACCATTTCATAAGGGCGTATTTCAGATGAACTAGTTTCTAACTGAGTAATAAATTTAGAACGTATAGCTTGTAGGGTCTTAATGTTCTTTATATTAGAACGGGTTGCGTTTCGATCCGTTTCGGAACGTATAGCCTTTCTTTGTTTTTCTAAAACCTCTTGCCAATTTTCTTTATCGGCCCATCTTTTAATTGAAGTAAATGATAGTTTGTTTTGATGTTGTTCTCTTAATTTAGCTGCAATGGTTTTGTAGCCCATTCCTTGTAAATATAATGCCCTGGCTTCTTCTTTTATTGTATCGTTATAGCGAGGCATTATTCACCTGCACACCACATACAAAATCCCATTTTATCTAAGTAACCATAACTTTGACTTAATGGTTTAAATGTTTTATTACATTTTTTACATTTTAAATCTACTAATCCATAATGCCATTTACCATAACCTTCTTGGGCCATTAGTCTTGTTGCCCATTCCACTCTTTAACATAGGTCTTGATAACTTGCCTAGCTAACTCTGATACGGGTCTACCTTGTTGTTGAGCTATTTTACTAAACTCATCCCAACTGTTTTTTGTTCCTTTCGGGAACGTGAGCAAATACTGATATGGTCTATTCTTGTATGCCATGTTTACCTACTCCCATATAGGGTTATATAACTCTCCTTTCTTTTAACCAAAACTGCCAATCATCTTCTGGATATTTTAATGCTATCCAAGCCATTTGAGTTTGTACGGGATTAAAGCCATCTAGTATATCTGTTCTTTGTTTTAATATATCAATAGATGGTAACAACCCTGCATAGTCTGTTCCTTCTTCTACAAATCTAGGAAAACTACGTTTAATAGAACCTATCTTTTTTTCTTTGAAAGCTAACATCCAAGACTTATCATTAGCTGCTTGAACTTCAATAGCTTTTTCTGACATCTTAATCTCAGATAACCTTTCTTCTAACACTGCTAAGTTATGTTCTTCATTTTCTAATTCAGCTTGCATTTTCTTATATTCAAATCGTTTAGACGAAATCGTTGATCTTAACTCTTCAGTTTGTAGCGTTAAGGATAATACATCATTCTGTTCATCCATCATTCTAAGGATAGCAATCTCTATCATTTCAGACATAGATTTACCTCTACACCATGCTTTGAATCGTTGCCAAAACGAAGGTGAAACAGATATGCCTCTAACTATTCTTACCTCATCTTTATTCTTTCTACCTCTACCCATTTTTAATACCTCTGGAGCATAATCATAAAGTAACCTGTTAAATACTTTTTTCTTATATATAATATATAATTTCTTATTTATATTATATAAGATATAATTATAACTCCTCCCTTAGTTTTTTTACTATTTTTTGCCATTTCTTTACTAATTCGTCAGGATCAAGTTCTGTCATTGTTCTCTCTCGGAACACTTGTTGCAAAGCCACCAAGCGTAGCTACCATTCTTATATTCTTTATCCAGGCAAACTAAACCATGTCCATGATGTTTTTTACATTCGTAACAAAATTGACGAATGCCTAAGTTATCACACATATTACATTTATATGGTTTATAATCTTCCATCTTCATCCCTCCCTATTTGCCAGTAAACGCCTAACCAGAATCCTCCAATAAACATTATTAGAAAAAATACAGACAGTATAAGTGCTGTAGTAAATTCACTCATTTCTACACTCCCAACAAAAGCTACCATGCTCTTCTATGTCTTTAGTAGAAAGAACTGCACCACATCCTTTGCAACGCCAATAATCACTCCCCATCTTTGCCCTCCATAATATCTTCAATCATACGTTTACAAAGAACATCAACCATTCCAAGTCCTACAGCAAAAGCTTCGTATTCTTTGTCTTTAAATTCCATAACATTCTTATTTGCAAACATCTTAACGTGTTCTCGCATTTCATTTAGAACAACAATCCAGATATCTCTCGGATCACTCATACACTACCTCTTGATAATGCTGCAGCTTCCTTAGCATCTGCCACAGCCTCTAATACTTTGACCTTAAGGTCTTTTCTTAGCTGTCTAAAGCTTGCCTGTTGTAATTGTATATCTGACTGTTCCGAAGGGTCTAATGAGACTGTCTCGCTAACATCAACACGGATCGATTCGTATTGCTTAGCTCCTGCAACAGTAATGCCCATTTTTATTGTATAACTATCAGTTAGCATTTAATTCCTCCTTAGATTTTTTATTCCAGGTTTTATCTACAATAGTTCCACAAGCTAAACAACTTAAGATACAACAATCGTAAGAACCTGCATCTATTGTTTCAGCTCCTATTGTTCCTCCGCATTTAATACAGTTCATAACAAACCTCCATAAAGTTCTTCAATACAATCATCACATCCAAGCTCTCCAGTAATATAATCAATAAGCTCATCTTCAGAGTATTCATCTTTACAATAAAAGCAGTTCATTTTTCCTCCTCTTCAGGACACTCACATAATATCCATTTCATAGGGCCAAAGCCCATGTCGTGATATTCTACTTTAGTACAGTTACACTTCATCGATCTTATATCTCCTTTTTAGATATTCTCTTGCAGTTTCACCATCTCTTTGAAAAGTTCCAAAACTTAGGTTTTCTCTACCACCACATTCTTCTAATATTTTATCATACCAACTTCTAACTATTGGCAATATCTCAAAAGAACTAACTGAGCCTAATCCTTTTTGATCCCAAATAAGACTTAACATTTTATCTTTTCTAGGATATGCTTTTCCTTTTTGACTGGCTTTTAAGTTTGCCAGGTGTTGTTGTGCTGTTTTCATTTTTTGTTTCCTACCCTTTTAGGGCAAACTTAAGATAACAAGGGGTTATATATACTTTACCCCTCTAACTCAAATAGCATAAAGCTTATATATCCCTACCCTATCTTAGAATTACCACACAAAAGATGTGGCAAAGGAAACAAACAAAAATGACAAACAACCAAAAATGCGAATGTGACGAGGATTAAATGACTAAAGAAATAACAGAGTGTGTATGCAACAACACAGGATATAACATGATCCGTTATGTAAATTACCGTGAATATCGTTACTGCAAAGATTGTGGTGAAGGTAGTTTTACTAGGAGATACCCTAAAAAATGAGTAAAGAAAAGAAAGACCTCTTTGATGAGATGGCTGAACACTATGGAAAGCATGGGCTTCCTGTAAAAAACGATATGGAGCTAAACAATGGTGGGAACTAAGAACAATAGAAAAAGTAACACTTGATCGGGGAGGTGAGTGATGAACTGCTTTTATTGTAAACAAGAATTTGACGAAGATGAGCTTTTTGAATTTGTTTCACATGAATTTGGTTGTGAAGAATGCATAGAATGTCACGTAAAAGGTTATTATGGACTTTGAACTAAACGATTTTAGAAAGGCATTGCCTAATGTTAAAGATGTTCAAACGTTTATTATGGATCCGCCATATAACATCAAATTTGATTACCAATCTAAATACAAAGACAACTTAGACCCTGAAGAGTATAAACAAACAATAAAAGAAGTATTAGATATTGCATATGATGTATCTAAGGATTCGGCATCTTTCTTTATGATAAACTATCCTGAAGTAACTGCTGAACTCTATTCTACAATAAAAGATACTCAATGGAACACACATCAATGGATAACTTGGGTCTACAATAGTAACTTTGGATTCTCAAGTAAACGATTTACTAAAGCAAGTAGAGCTGTGCTTTGGTTAGTCAAAGAAGAACCAAAAATAAAGATAGACGCAGTAGTTCAACCATATAAGAATCTTGATGATAAAAGAATACAAAAGCAATTAGCTAAAGGCAAACGTGGATGCAATCTCTATAATTGGTGGGATATTAACATCTGTAAGTTTAACGCTAAAGAAAAGCTAAACTATGTAAATCAGATACCGTTTGAATTACTTAGTAGATTAATATTAACAACTACTGATAATGGAGATTTAGTAGTAGATCCTATGTGTGGCTCAGGCAGTACATTAATTGCAGCAAATAATTTGGAACGTGAAGCCTGGGGATGCGACATCAATGAAAACCTAAAACCAATATGGGATGACATATTAGCACAAACGAGGTTGATGTAATGCACGTTACAAAAAGTAAACCACGCAAATGGGATGATGACGACATCAAAGCTCTTAAAGAATTAAAAGCAAAAGGATTATCTAACAAAGATATAGCCAAAAAACTTGATAGAACAGAAGTGTCAATCCAGATAAAACTTAAAAGATTAAACAAAAGTAACACTACATATAATGATAAACATCGTAAAGACAAATACAAAACTAACACAGAGTATTTACTTAATATTCAACCTACAAACGTTTTAGATTTATATGCTGGAGAAGAATCGTTTTACAAAAATTACAAAGAACGATTGCTACAAGATATAATTTTAACTACTAATGATAAAAACAAAGAATTTACTAATTGTGATTTTAATCTACCTTCTTTAAAACTGTTATGTAAAATGTATTATGATGGAAAAAAGTTTGACTTAATTGACTTAGACCCCTTTGGATCCGCATACGAATGTTTTGATTTATCTTTGAAACTGGTTAAGAAAGGTTTGATTATTACATTTGGAGAGTTAGGCCATAAGCGTTGGAAGCGTTTAGATTATGTTAAAAGATTTTACAACATTAACACATTAGATGAATTTAATCTTAGAAATCTAATGAAACAAGTTGATTTGATTGCAGCTCAGAACAAAAAAACATTGAGACCTATGTATGTAAAAGAATGGAGAAACATCGCAAGAGTGTATTATAAGGTTGAAGAGCTTAAGTTAAATCCCTGGGAAGAGGTAGATAAACAACAGACAAAACTATTCTAAAGTTGTAGTTGTCTTACAAAGTCTTTCAGTGTTAGCGTAGGTTCTCCTACTGTTAACTTAGTTACAATCGTATTACCTAACTCTGTCTCATAAGCTACAACTGGTAAAACAATATCTTTCTCTAACATTGGAACATCTAATGCTATCAAATCACCTAACCCTAACCATTCTGAATTATGCATTGTTATTGTATAACTATATGTTGGAGTAGAAAATGCTTGAAGAACATCATACGCAGCATCTTCTAATTTATCTCTATTTGTAGTATCTACTGTTATTAATGTAGAATTAGGGCCGTAACGCTTTATGCTAGATTCATCACTTACAGTTTCAAATAACGTTGAATCGCTTTTACTTTGTGCAGTTACAGAATTATACAATCTAGTTGTGTCGATCTGCGCTACAATACCTTCACCAGTTATGTTAGCGTTATCTTCTTTTATTGTAAGAACTGGTTGCGCATCAATCCTTTTGTAATCTGTTAAATACAAATCAAACAAATTACCTGAACGTATTGCGTAATTGTATCTTAAGAAATCTGTTTTTTTATGAAAACTATCATCATAAGATTTGATCATATATTCCATGCATTTGTCAATAAAGTCTTTACGCTTTTGTAAACCTCCTAAGTTCATTTCTTTAGTAGCTATAATTCCAGAGCCACCTAATGCATTTGTAACATTTATATCTCTATAATCTGCTGCATCTACAATTAAATAATATAAATCTTCTCCAATTAAATCCGAGTTTTTATAGAAAACATATTCTGATGTTGCTAAACTAGTAATCCTATCTAATGCTACAATAGTGTGTGTTTGATTACCTGGTTTGATTACTTTAACAATTCCTTTAAATTCTAAATTGTGTATTGCATTTCCTCTACCTGCGGTAATAACTAACTCAGCTCCAAGCCTAGCTTTTAACAATGATTCTTTATCTGATATTTGAAGAGTAACTGAACGAGGTTCATTAACTGCTGATTTGTATAATATCTTACTAATAGTTAAAAATTGATTACCATCAATCGTAGCCTCAATATCAAGCGCATCTGCCGATATTGTGCTTTCAATAAGAGGCATTAACTAACTTCCTCTCCAAGAACAATAAACGTTATCGAAGCATTGTAAACATTAGGGTCAGCAGTATCTTTAGTTATATTTCCAGATTCTACTCTCATGCGTAATGAACGATAAGATGTTGTAGGAGAGTCAAGCTTTTTACTATCTAAGAAAGCATAATCGTAACGGTTTCCTTCAACTAAACTAAACAAAGCTCTGTAGCCTGTTTGATCCAAAGCTTTAGCTTGTAACGTCACTTTAGGAATGCCCAATTTAGTTCTACTAACTCCAACAGGATACCTGCGGATACCAAGAGGCATTTGCGCAGAAATTCCTCCACTACGTGAAAGCGTTACTTTTTCTATTGCAATATTCTTAGCATCAGCTAACGTATCAAGATCAAGCGTATTTGGTGACACAGCTCTTACTTCTTGCGTAGATTCAGACCAATATCCAAACAAACCTACGCCCTTACCACCTGCTGCTGGAGTTGTACTATAATTATTACTAGTGTTACTTGTAAACAATCGTTGCTCACTATCAAATACACCACAGTAAAATGTAACGGTATCATCATTGCCATCAGAATTGTAAATGGCTGCGGTAATGCTTGGTTTTTTGTAGGCATCATAAAGCACTACATCCACTCCCGTTTCGTCCGTATCTGCTGTAGTTGAAGTAGACACATACGTTCGTTCTTCTACTGACAAATTTGCAGGGTCAGTTTCTATATTAATAACTGGATAATAATTGCCTGACGCTGTAAAAGATGCAATCTTGTAATATTTAGGTGATTCAAAAGTTCCATTGTCGCCAGTCAATGCTGCTGCTTTTACAATGTCACCAACATAGAAACCATTGTCCATCCAACATAGTTGATCTGAAGATGAGTGCAATACATTAGTACTTGCTATACTAATTCCATTTGATGACAAGAAATCTACATAAGTACCTGCACCGCCTCTAACAAAACCAAGACCGCCCCATTTGTATCTTGCACCAAGATTATAACGATGTATATCTGCCCCAGTATCGTGAGCTATATCTGCTGTGTTGTTATAACCTCTACGAAGGCGAATTGTAAGACCGCTTTCGTGATGCACGAGCATATCTTCATTGTTAACTCTAATAACGTCTCCTTTAGCCACGTTACTAGCATTTCTATCTAATAGAATTTCACCTACGTCTAAAGCTTCATCTGTGTTATCAAGAGAGTCTGTTAAAGTTGCAGCCACATTACTGCCATAACGTAAGTTTGTGTTTATTGGACTATTAACTGAACCTGTTGTGTCACTTTCGTGCGTTACTAAAATAAACCTTGATGCATCATATTGTTGACCATTTTCACTTCCATCTTTAGTAATACATACTACACATTCAATTTCTTTAAAATGAATTTCATTGCCACCTGAATCTACAGCAGCGTTACCAATATTAGGTCTAGCATCTATATCAAAAGAACCTGGTGATGCTGTAGCTGAAGTATATGCATAATGGTCAAAATTAGTTGTATCATTATCTCCTACACTTACTCCGTTACTTCTAAAACTAGCCAAACCAAATATCTTGAAAACAGTATCGCCCATATCAACCGCAGACAACGCACCAATTTTAACACGTTTAGTACTATCATCAAATACACTGTTATCGTTTTCTAAAGCATTAGATGTAACTATTGTATTAGCTGCGACTGCCGTATATCCCCAACCATATCCTTCTAACGTTGTTCCTGAACCACTTGATAAAGACTGTTGAGCTGACAAAGTAACTGCTGTTGTTCGATCCCCATACTTAGCTTGAGTAACTCTTGTAGAGGATGTAGATAAAACCGAAGTAGGTTGACCCAACTTAGGATGCGGCATCTCGCCAGTAATGTTTGCTTTGTCAGACCTAAATCCATTTTCATCTTCTACTTGCACCTTAACAGTCTTTTCTCCACCAGAATGATAACGATGAGATATTACTGTGTTAGAGCCATTGTTTAAAACGGGAGCAAGATCTTGCATTTCGTAAACACTATAATCTTCATCAGTATCGCTACTACCAGAATCCCAGTTAACTCTAATCTTAGTAAACTTATTTCCTGTTGGCGTTGATACTGCTGCATTAGTAACTTTGAGATATACCTTTTGTCCAAGCGTTATATTTTCTGCATCCGCTGGAACTGCTGAAGATAATGCTGAATCAGTATAAAGAACCGCAGTTGAAACTTGTGGCCTAAATAATAAAATTTCTTCTCCCGCTGTTGCTGCTGTCGTTGTATAATCTGTATTTTCTGTAAATACTCTTACGTAAAAATTAGCACCATGATTCCAGGTTGTTGACAATTCGTTTGTATTAATTGTTTTAATTCCTAAAGAATTTTGTTCATAACGTTTAGTTCCTGATGCAGCTTGACTTCCTGAACTAGCTGTAACATAATAATATTCATTTATTGAATCATCGTTTGGTAAACCTACAGTTAAGTTTGCACTAACTCCATCTGCTGCTGGTGTAGTAGTAAGCGTAGCTGCATCTGGTGGCGAGTTATAACAAATAAGATTAATTGCTGTGCTTTCTACAGAAAAAGCTATATTATCTTCATCTTCATTATACAAAGCTAAAGTTACTTTACTTCCAAATGTCCAACCGTATTTTTTTACAGCCGACGCAGAAATGTTTAAACTTTTAGGCCCAGTACTACTTGCACCTGTTACAGAAATATAATCGCCTTCAACGGGAGACTTTACCGCAGTAACCCCAAGATGAGCTTCTGCATTTGGTAGAACAGCAGAGTCTACAGCGTGAAAATGATCTGGAGTCCAAGTTTTATTAGCGCTAGCTTGCCCCTCTTGAGTAAAAGAATAATAACTAGCTTGGCCAAAATTAATATTTTCGTAAGCTGATTTTACTTTATATATTAAAAAATTATCTCCTCCTGTAGAAACATTTACATGAAATGTCATATTGTTAATATAATGTTTAGAAGTTAATGCATTACCAGCTCTAATCAATTCTTCTCTTGAAGGTATTGTAAATTGAAAAAAACAAGCTTTTGTTCTTTCATTACCAGATAAAGGAATTGACCTTACATTAAAAATGCCATCAACTGCCACAGTAGAAAAACTGCGACATTGTGTTTCATTACCACTATCTATTTCAACAAGCTCTAAATCACCTCTACTAATAGGAACTGTAACAGACATTATCTACCTCCTAATACATTCATCAACCCACTAATAGGGCCGAAGGTTAAAGCATCACCTAACTCTGCCGCCGCCGACGTAACGCCTTTAATCGAATCCATTACCTTATCTACCTTTTGTCCTAACATTTCAAATATTTTTCCTAGCGCATCTACAGCCTTAGTAACTAATCCAAACTTTCGTTCAAGAGCAACTAACGCCACTACAAGCAAGATTACGCCTATTATAATTGCACCAATTGGATTTGCAGCTATAGCTAGATTTAATTTTGTCCAAGCTGCTGCCGTTCCAGTTACAACGCTAGATTCTAAGATCTTAGCTTTTACACTAGCCAAAGAAACAACTGTGCTTAATTTCTGTAAAGCTATTGCAACTTCTAATGGCCCTGCTACTAATTCAAAAGCAAATCTTACTTTATTTGCAGACTTAGCTTGTTCTTCATTTATAAGATTTAACTCTTGAGCTGCTGCAACCGTTTTAGCATAACCACCAGATATCTGATTTAAACTACTAACTAACGCTTCTTGTTTAGCTAAAGATTCCATCATTGCTAAACTTGCTGCTGCTTGACTATCTTCAAACTCTTTAGTTTTTTGATTTGCCCTATCTAAACCTTCTTCTAAACCAGTAGGGTCTGCTTCTAATATTATTCCCAATTCATCTACTTGGACCATTATACACCCAACTCCGCACTTATTTGGCTCTGCATTTGATTTAATTCTTCTAACCTTTCTTGGTTAATTTTCTGAGCAATACTAGCTTTTTCAGATGTCAATGAGTTTACATAAGATATTAGTGTATCTCTATCATAATCATCTAAAGCATCTACTAACAATCTAACGTCTTCATAATTCATCTTAGGCTCTTCAATCATAAGTTCTAGCATTCCAATGTAAATAGGCATTGATTGATTTTGTGCATTATTAAGAACCTTAATTTCTTCTGCTTTTAATGTTAAACCTTTTGCAGATTTTTCATACAACTTACGTAACAATGGCAAATCTTTAGCCATGTTCTCCTTTGTTTTCCAAAATCTCTCATTTATTGATCTCCACTCTTCTTCAGATAATCTACGTAAAACAATCATAGGTTTCTGTTCTACTTCTTTAAGACCAAACCACACCTTCTTCTTAGGCATAAACTTAGCTACTGATGGTAAGAATACTTCTTTTCTCTGCCAATACTCCTCTCGGATATGACTCATGTCAATTAGGGGCGTGTCGATTTGACCTTTGACCTTTACCATTTAACCTACCTAAGTTGTGTTAAGTGTCCAATCTGCGCTTATTGCAAATGCACTATAGTTTTTGTAATCGCCTGCTCCACGGAATTTGATAGTCATTGTATCTACTATCTCACCAGCTCCAGACATTGGCCTAGAGAAAGCAGTTATTGTTCCGTTAGTTAAAGCGATTGAACCGTAAGATGCACCAAAATCTAACCTAATTAGTGGGATCGTAGTGCCAGCCACATATTTATCATACCAAGTTTCATCTTCAGCAGCCATTGATATTTCCAATGTTACATCGGCTAATCCTCTGCTTATTGAATTATTGGTTAGCCATTTTGTTACAGAGTTCCTAGTTGTTTTACCAGGAACAGGAACATTGTTATTTTTTATCATTAGCTTAACTGTCTTAAGATTATCAAAAGTAGTAGTCATGTTATCTACAGCAAATATTTCCGAAGAAGCATTTTCTACATTATATATTCCTTTTAGCAGATCGACGGAACTTACAGAACTACCACCACGCGTACAAGTAAACCCTGATGCTGCATGAATTAAATCTTTTACACCTTCTGTAGTATTTTGTGTATCTGTTCCAGATGCTAATTCTATAACTCCATCTCCATGAGCATTAGACAAAGTATCTTCTCCTGAATAAACTCTCATGTATTTTTCACCTACTTCAATATAACTTGCTGCTGAGCCATCTACAACTAATTTATTAGTTGCTGCTGCAAGTCCTACTGTAACAGATAAATCTGTTGGAAGTAAAGGGTCTGCTGTTGGTGCCGCTGGAAAAGTTGACGAAGAAAAGTTGTCATTTAAAAATTCTTCTGATTCTGCAAAATTAGCATTATCACTATCTTCTGTAAAAAAAGCAGTGCAAGCTGCGTCTACTGTAATATATCCACCAGTAGTATAATCTGCTTCTAATGTAACTTCATTAGGAACTACACCTGTTGCTAATGTATATTGATTGTTTGAATTATCTCTTACTAATAATGACATACTGTCTATTGTATTACTTAAACAATGTGGAGTGGGTGTGCTAATTCCTGTGCCAGTTGCTCCACCTATTGCTCTACCAATTAGCTCTTGCCAACCTGTAGACGTTCCTTGTGCAGCTACCTTTATTGGAACATTTACTGCTATTGGGCCTGAAGCATGGAATCCTTCTGTGGATTGCCCTATGGATGCTACAGGTGTTATGTTCATCTCTACTGACCTCGGATCAAACGTATCCAATAATCCTAAATGCACTAGAGCTGAATCAGGAGTAGGGTCTCCATAAGAATCACCAGCTCCTGCCGTTCTCTCAGCTTGAAAAGCTGCTTCTATATTCTGTGTTAGTTTTACCATTATACCACCGCCTCGTAACTTGTTATTTCACAATCGAGAACGTAACGATACCATCGCCTGTTTTTATCAGACTGGTCTATCCTAGAAAGCAGTTTTACATCTGCGTAGTTGGCGTGTAGGGCAGTAGAGGAGTTTCCTGCCCTTGCGCCTCTAATAATACTTACAACTCCTGAATAAAGCTTTCTTAGTCTTGACCTACTTACCGATGTGGATATATCTATAGAAACTCTAGCAGTTCCTTTGTCTACTCCATCGCCTATTCCTAAAAAGTCGTGATTTGCTGCTACTTCGTAACAACGAATTAAATCTCCATTTTTTAAATTCTTTTTGCCCATATCCCAGGACTCATCTATTGTTGGCGTTGTACTATCTACATTTGATGCTACTTGCGCCCAATTGTCTGATAATACAGAAACCACTGTTGCCACAGGGTCGTTAACTGATGCATAGGTTACAGCCATTAGTAATCTGCTGCAACCCTCCCAATTCCAAAGCCACCTACTCCAGTAGCCATTATCAATTTTCTACCAATACGCTTGTTATCCTTTAATATCTTAAGAGCCATATCTTCAAACTTTTGAGATCTTGAAGCGTTATCCATAGAATCATCGCCTTCCTGCATTAAATTTAAATCATCATTCATTGCAATCATAGCTGAAGTTAGATAAATAGTTGCTAATTTTATATCATCTGGAGTAGATGCTGTAGCATACTTATAACTGACATATCCATCAACTCCTGCTGGGCTACTGTTTACCATATTAAATGTTGAGTAATTGTTAATGTATATTAATCCTCTCTCTGTGTCGGCCCAGAAATCTTTGCTAACTACGTCAGTAACAGAACTTCCCATATCTTTACTTTCATCAGAGTCTAAATAATCTAAATATTTGCTACCATTCCATAGCTTAATGTTTCCATTAGTCTGAGATAAAGTAGGAGTTGCGTGCTGTGAAAAAGATAGAATAGGAAAATGCTCTAACTGTATTCTACCCCTTGTATTCACTACATTTGATCTTACTCTCTGTATTCTTACCCTTTCTTCCGTAACACTCTTAGCTCTTGCTGTAGCCCATGCGTGTTCAGTCATCTGGTCAATACGTTCCTCTGCCATTTCAATAAATGATTCTACGTCAGAGGTCGTAGGTGTAGTGCTTCCACTAAAATCTGCAACCTGTAAAAAAGCTGATACTTGATTAGCTGTGCAATAAGCTACCATTATAGTATCCTACTCAAAGCCGTGTTCATCAACTTCTCGCCTGTAGTTGCTACAACCATTCCGTTTATGTCAATTGGTTGTCCTGCCATGTTCCAGCCAATTCCTCCAACTGGTAATGTGGTATATCCTTGTTGAACTGCTAAAGGTGGAGGCCCGCCTCCATTTGCAGTATAATATTGTTCTCCGTTAGATAATGTGTCTAACTGTGGTGGTGGTAATTGCCATGCTTGAGGGGCCGCAGCAGCAGCTCCAGTTCCTACACCAAACCAAGTCCACGGTTTAAACATACTTGCACCGCCTTGTTGCATTGGCATACCAGGTTGTCCATAAGGATTCATTTGTCCCATAGGTTGTTGATATGGATTCATTGGTGGTTGTGTTACGGCAGGAGCTTGTTGGAGTGTGCCATCAGAGCCATACGGGTTTTGCCAGTTCAAAACGCTATGATGTGAATTATCTTCTTGCGCCCACTCCTCATGCAAGGTGAGACGAGCATTAAGCTCCTCCGCAGCCTCATCACCATACATTGTTCTTGGATGCCAATCGATCTGAGTATTGTAAACTGTCTTTAGAAACTCCATGTTATCTGCTAAATCTGTAGGAACCTGAACGTCGGTCTCCTTACATAGTGCTTCTAACATCTCTACAGAGTTCTTCAAAACGGGGTATAGGTATTGGCATACCCTCATCGTAATATTTTCTGCTGCCTTCGCATCGTAATCTGGATGCTGTATCTTGTCTACTGCCACTGGGTTAAGATAACCTGCTGGACTTCCTGCGTATCCACTCATAATTTCCTCCAAAATATTTCGTAATTGTCAACATAATTGACAGTAATCTCATACTCCTTTTCAAGAAGTTTATTTAATTGTTTCATAATCTCCTCCATTTTATCTTACGCTTTACACCATCGCAGTGCAAAGTATACTTCTCAAGTCCCAAGTTAACAGGACGTGGCGGACATGATGGCATTCTCCACTTCATAGTCCAAAACTCCTGTTCTGACGGGTTGACAAAGCACCAAGATACTCATCGTAGTCACGTTGATGGATCTTGCAAAATCCACCTCCCGTATTCATACCACAATAAGGACATTGGTCTTTGCCATGTTTACGCCTTAATCCCCACCACTTTCGTGATAAACGCTTATGTCTCATACTGAGACGTTTTACGTATAAATCTAATTCTTCATCTGACATTTGATCTGCACTTGGCATCATTTTTTGAGATACTGGCGCACGCTGTAATACGTTAGGAGCTGGTGCAACCTCTCTTTCCTGTTCTTGTGCTTGTTGCGTTTGCGGTCGCTGTCTTGCTAGCGTTTGCATTTGTGGAGGCCCAGCCATTAGTTGTTCCTCCTTTGATATGCCTTAGTAAGCTCGACCATTTCTTTAATCCATTTAAATTTCATTTGAATGCCACATCCTCCATACATTGTGTGCAATAATGTGCGCCTGTTGATTCATTAGACCAAGAAGCTTTCTTACTACATATCTTGCATTTAACTGCAACCCAGGTGTCTCTCGAAAAACCATTTTTACTCACAGCTTCTCCTCTAATATGTCTTTAATCTTTAACAACGCATCTAACATTCTATCAAACTTACTTTCGGTCACAGTCCACCTTTCCTCATCATCTGAGCTGTCCTAGTTGCTGCTTGCCCTACCTGAACTTCTGGACTAACAAATGCTTTTACTACTAAAGCCTTGATCGTAGAAAGTATAATACTTACAGCTAAAACAAACATAAGGAATCCATTGTATAACCAAGCAACCCCCCATATTGTCATACCGTAGTCTTTCACAACTTCATCATAATAATAACCAACATAAAGTCCAACTCCTCCAAATGCAAAACTTATACCAAGAAGCCATACACATCTCTTGAACCATACCCATTCTAAGTATCTACAGAACTCTACATCCTGTTGGCCTCCTGCACCCATTGTGCTAGGATACCTGCCAGTCCCAAACAACATATTTCTTATGAATCTCATTGTGTCACCATGTCTGCGTATGCATTCTTATGCGAATCCATTTTCTCATAAATGTCCTTCTTAAAATCTCGTGAAAGTTGATAAGCGACTTCATATCCAATTGGTTCCGCACCTTCAGGCATTGGAATCCACTTAGGATGATAGGTATAAATAGTAATCCTACGAAAGTTAGGTTTAAAATCCAATTTATCATCATGGTATTCAATGTATGCTTTTTGTGGGAATCCTTCTTCATCTACAAGAGAATCTAAATTATGCTCCATTAATACAGCATTTACCGTATTTTCTATGATCTTAACTTTTATCATTTTAGATACTGATAATGGCGTTTCCCATCTAAAAATATCTGAAGGCGTTAGATTCTCAACTACCGAATGCATAAGCTCATCGCAACCAATAATGCACTCACTCATATCAAAAGTCTTAATCCTAACACCCTTAAGATTAAAATCCTTTACTTTGCCTTTTATTGAACCTGCATCGTTTGATACTTTTATCCAATCATCTATAGCAAATTCTGTTCTGTAAGCTACTGTTAAGAACGATAATGCCCCATTTATTGGGCTATATTGGGAAAAAGCAGCGTAGGTAAGTGCAGATACCCCAACAATGTATTCAGTCTTTGCTAAAAGTCCGCTATACATTAACAATCCTATGCTGAAAATTAATGCGCCTAGTATTCCAAATACTTGTGCCGCTGCTTTTCCCTGTAAACTTCTTATTTTATAATCTGAAAATGATGACTTCTTTGCTTTGCTTATTGCTGCTGAAACTCCTATTGCTACCGCAATAAACCATGCAAAAACTAGACCCTCATCCACTCTGTTTACCTGCTATCTTATCAATGTGTGGGCCTTGCTCCGCATCTAACAACTCTCCTGATTGTGGATTAATATATCCACCTGCTGGCGTTGGTGCCATCGGAGGTTGCTGTTGCATTTGTTGATACTGTTGAAACGGTATCATATTTTGCGGAATTGGCTGATTAGGTACTTGATAAGATGCAGGTTGTTTCTTTCGACGTTCAGGAATTAAATCCTCCAAGTCTTGAGAATCTGCTATCGTAGACAAGATCGTGTACGTGAAAGCACCACTTACCGAACCAAACCATAAGGCATCGTTGTATTGCATACCCCCAACATACATCAAAGTGAATGCGTTTGCTATGAAAACTAGTAACGCAGACAAACGATTGTATTGTTGTTTTATTTTGTGCTTAATCGATTCATCCATATTTGTTTATCCCTTACTCCCTTAAATAATTATCATCCCGTTTGTAATTCATTTGCATTATCCAGGGCTGGCTTTGTTAATCTAAGATCATCGTCCCCTTTTTCATCTGCATCCAATAACTGCTGAGTGTCTAAGGTGTGATGCCATTGTCTTATGTTAGCATTAGTGACACCACTTTGAAATGTGCAATTTGTTACTGCTCCAATTACTGTAAGGTCAGCATTACTTTGTAATTCTAAATTAGAAACATCTCCTACAACTTCAAAATTACCACCATAAGATAAGTAAGCAGGGGTGTTTGAAGATGTGTTACCTGTTATTGTTGTGTTTCCTGTTGTAAGTGTTGAACTTGAATGTAAATTAAATTCATCTCCTGTTGCTGTTTGATTAAAGTCAAGTGTTGAATTTCTTAAATCTAATATTCCTCCGTTTACGTCTACTAACTTACAAGCTATTGTATTACCATTAGCATTGAAGGTTGTCGTATTGTTTACTTCTAACTCTGTTGTAAGTGTAAGGTCTCCCGTAGAAGTTACTGTGCCTCCTGATACTTCACACTTAACGCTTTTAGTAGTAAGTTCTGGAAGATTAATATTTCCTGAACTATGTCTGAATCTTAATGCCTCCAAAGCAGAAAGGCCATCAGTATTAGCCGAGACATCAATAGTCGAACCAGCCGTAGAAAAATACAATGTTTCAGCATCAGTAGATGTTAGTGTACCACTGGCTCCAAGCGTAAATGTTCCAGCAGTTGTCATATAAACTGCACCGTAACCATTGTCTATACTTTTCAAAGTAAGTGGAGCATTAACTGTCATATTATTTATTTGAGTACCTACGCCAAGATAACTACCCATTGTCCAAGTTTTTCCTGAACCTGTAAAGACAAGCGTAGAAGTGCCTTCGGTGAATGTTCCTGCTCCTGCCCAAGCTGCTCCTTGACCGTTGTGTGTTTGCCAAGCTCCATCGTTCTGTCCTCCTATTGTAGAGTTTGTAGCTTTGTCAGCAATAGTATCTCCAGTGCCTTCATCAAACTGATAAAAGAATACACAATCGTTTCTTGTTGCATCAGGGAAATTAGTATTGTCAGCTTCTAAAGCATCATAATCATAAAACATCATTGCTCTTAATTCTGTCTGAGTAAGTGCGTGATTCCAAACACTGATTCTTCCCATACGCCCATCCATGTGTCTGTTACCTGTGGACTGTGCACCTATACAAGAAACTCCCACATCGGCAGTTATACATCCTGTATCTATTGTGGCTGAGCCATCTAATTTACCATCAAGATATAAATTTAATAATCCTGTTGAATTATTATAAGACATAGCACAATGATACCATTTACCTGTTGTTAATGTAGTGTTGCCATTAAGTGCTTTACTTGAAGAACCTGCATAAAATCTCATTACTCCACCACTTAATCCAAATTTAGGAACTGCATTAGAGCCGTGAGAATAAAACGTAGTTTCACCACCCTGCCTACCAGTATGGTCAAGATTTACCCAACATTCAACAGTTATATTGCTCCAGCTATCGGAATCTGTTGCACCTCCACAATTAATGTAATTACCATTTGTAGTTCCATCATCGTGACAAATAAAGTCAGCAGCACTCTTACCAATAAGACCACCACTGGTAGTAAAATCTCCTTTACAGGTGATTGTGCCACTTCCTGCCGTATATGTTCCGCCTGTAGCGATTGTTATATCATCTCTACCAGTTATATTTTGATTATTAGCATTTAAAGTTCCAGAACCTAAAATAACATCTGCCGTTCCTGAACCTGCAACTTCTAATGGATTACCAAGTGTTACTGTTCCTGAACCTGCATTAACAAAGAATTTATCTGGCACTGGGTCGTGATAATCTGAACTACCTGCACCTTCAATCATAAAGACAGTTCCAGTGTTTAAATCTGCTTTAGTTCCAGAACGTGTATATGTTCCTTTGAATATTGCTATACCTGCGTTGCCTGTATCTGATAAAGTTCCTGTAAGACTAAAGTTACCACCAAACTCAGCACGTTGAGAGTTCAAATCTAAAGTATCTCCACTACTTACTGTTACGGCATCAAACTCACAATCTCCTGTAAGTATTATTTTAACTGCATTACCTGTGCCTGTATCGGTATCAACTGCAACTTCAAACTTCATATTAGCTAATTTAATTCCTGCCGCACCAGCCGCCCCATTATCCCATTTCCAATCTTGTCCAGTTACACGACAAGGTTTCAAAGAAGAACCTCCTGTGATTAATATCTCTCTTGTAGCATGTGGATTAAACCTAAGTGTATCTGCTGTATTACTTTCAATGATAGCCTGATTATCTGCATCCCCCATTGTCATAGTAATATTACCTGCTGCGTTTGCAGCGTCAACAACAAAATTATCGCTTGAACCTGTTAAATCTAATGTCCCTAAAATAGTTATACTTTCTCTTAAATCAATATCGTGTCCTGATGTTGTTTCTAAATTAAAATTAAAAAAGGTTGCATTATTTGGAGCAACAAAAGCATCAACAGCATCCTTTGCTGTAAATTTACCATTATTATGTATAAACTGATTTCCTGCTGATGTAGTATCTACATTTGTACAATTAATATCAAGATTACCAGAAAACTCTAAAACACCTCTTGGTGCTGAAAAAGAACCATTGGTTTCTATTGTAAACCTATCGTCAAGGTTAAGAGTGTGTGTATTGTCTGATACGTGAAATCCAGTTGAATTGCCGTGCATACTTGCGTTACTTGCCGTTCCTGTTCCCTCATCAGAAATTGTTGTCTGTCCTACTACATCCAGTTTATACCAATGATCAGGCGTTACTGGATAAGTATTAGAATAAAGAGAAGCTACTTGGTTATCAGTTAATACATTATCATTAAATCTTACGTCTCGTATTTTACCAGCAAACTCCCATTCACGGCTACTATCAGTTGCAACTATACCTAATAACAAATGCTTTGCATCACCTTCACTTATTCCGCTTAAATAATCTGCTAAATCAACTGATGACATAAGTCCATTATTACTTGAGTTTAATGTTCTTTTAACTCCATTAACGTATAACCTTTGAGTAGCATTACTTGAATCAACTTTTTCTACAGTCAAAGCAACGTGAGTCCACGGATTAGCACCATTAACAAAAGAAGCCGAATCTTCTACTGCATAAACTAAAGCTGAACCATCAACATTCATTCGAGCCGAGAGCTTACCCCCGCCTGAATCAAGATACAATAAAACTTGATGGTTACTATTATGATATATACCAAAAATTGCTTGATTTGTGCCTGACATTCCATCGTCAGGTTTTATCCACCCAGAAATACTAAAACCAGTTTGAATTTCAGATTTTAAAGGAGTTCCTGTATCAACATAATCGCCACTACCATCTAACTTTACGCAATTCATTGACAAACACTCTACCTTTCCTTGTGTTACTGTAAAGTTTCCATCTGTCGTTGTTCCGTTGTCCTGAACATTTACACTAAAAGCATCGTAATCCCAGTAAGCTGGTGTTGTTGGGAAATTTGTAAGTGTTCCTTGATTTACTGTTCCTGATTCATCTGGAACAAAACCATTTCCACCATCTCCAGCAGTACCGCCTGTAGCTGTCTCGTAATTTAATTTCCAATATCCTTTAAGGTTTGTTGTTCCTGCTCCTAATGTTTTATCTGTATTAATTTTACTTGCTAAAAGTTCAATGTGTGTTGAAGTAGAAGTTGCTGTTCCAGCACCGCCTGTAAGTAAATGGTCGTTGTAAATTCTAACATCTGCTATGTGTCCTTGCCAAGTATTGTTTCCTCCTTCATAAGAACCTATCTCAACAGCTCTTGAATTTTGAACATTAATTGCTGGTTCTGCTGTATGGTCGTAATATGCTTTTTGTTTTCCATTTACATAAATATACATATGGCCTTGGTCAAAAACACCAGCAACATGATTCCATTTATCTAATATATCTGCCATGGAATATTGAAGTGTATAAGTATCGGCAGATGTTCCTCCAGTTCCTGCGCAGCTAAACTTTAAAGTTGTGCCTTGCACATATATTCTATAACATCTCTCACCATTAGTGCCAGCATACTTAGTAAGTATCATTTCAGAACTACCGCTTGTTGTAGTGCTGTTATCATTTTTAATCCACGCTGCAATACATAAATCAGCCGTAATGTCATAATCTGTATCTGTGCCACAATTAATGTAGTCATTAGTGCCATCAAATTTTAGAGCTTTGTCAAGATTTACATTAACGTTTGCCGTTCCAAGATTTCCTTCTATTATTCCGCCAGTGCCTACTATATTGATTGTTGCCATTAGCTAATCGTTCCTCCTGCGTTTCTTATTCCACCAAGATTAATAGTTCCACTTGATAAATCAAAAGTTCCTCCAGTTAATGTAACTAAACCTTTAACAGTATATGCACCAGTTTCACTACCATTACCGAACTCACCTCCTGAAATAAACACATTACCGTGAACTGTTACTTCTTTATCATTTCCACCACCCGAACCAAAAGTGCCTGATGTTATAGTCAGGTCGTTAGCAATAGTTATATTTTCTTTTAACCATACATTATTTCCAGTAGAAGATGTTACATTGTATAACGAACTGCTACCAGCATATACCTGCGTGTCTGGAATATCTGCGTGAAGTAATAACGTTCCATTATTGTGTGTAAACGTTCCATCATTTACATACGTTGAACCTCCTGACGTTTCACTTTTAAGAGTAGTAGTTCCGCTTGTTGCACTGTATTCTCCTCCACTTGCTATTGTAAGACTTCCAAATTCCATCGCTTTAGGGTTGCTTGCCGAATATGCATTTAATATGCCATTTACAGTAACATCGCCTGTAACTTCTATTTTACTGCCGTAATCATTAGAATCGTCATAAAATGTTTTAAATGTTTTACTTGCATCAATTACAAAATTCCCAATTATTTTAAAAATATTAGTATTAGAATTGCCTTGATAAATATTACCGTTTGATTTATAATTTACAGTTGCAGCAGTTATTGTAAATGTTTTAGATGAACCAACATGTTGTTCTATAGCAAAATTACTACCTGCACCTCCAGATAAATCAAAATTAACTGTGCTTGAACCAAAATTAAAATGTGAGTTGCTATTAGTTACAGCAGGTCCAATACTTGCCCCTCCTGATTGTGTTGTATTAAATGTAATTGTTCCACTTGCCTTTGTTATACCTGATGCTGAATCTGTATTAACTGCACCTACTGTAGTAGTTCCAGTGCCAAAATTTACTGTTCCATCACCAATTAACGCATAACCTGCTGTATATCCAGAACCAAGAATTACTGTCGAACCATTACAAATTAATGTTCCTGCTACTGTTGTAGTTCCTGTTACTGTAAGTGCCGTATCTGAATCTGTATTAAATGTGCCTCCATTTATTGTAAGATTTCCAGCTAAACTTGTAGCCGTTTGTGGATAATTAATACCGTTAGTTACTGTAAGATTATGAACTGTGCCTGATGTTGCATTACCAAAATCTATAAGTGTTGAAGTATTTGTTGCAAGTATTATATTCACATTAGTTCCTAATGCACCATGTATGTCTACTGCATAACCTGCTTCGGTAGTTCCCGTGCCATCTGCTTCACCATCTACAGTTATTGAATAACTTGCATTACCTGTAAGTGTGCAGCCTGAATCTATTCTTATTGAATTAAATGTTTCATTAGCATTTACCGTAGGATTACGACTTACATTGCTTAATGCTAAACTTTGAAATATAACATCATCGCCACTAAAGTCTCCACTATTGTCAGAAATAACACTTGTTCCATTTGCACTTGTAACATAATTATTGAAATCATCAATATCTGTATCTGTGCCACCAGCCCAGTATATCGTTGCCATTAGACAACCTCACTTACTGAGACTATATTAGAGTATATAGGAGAAGCCATCCACTAAACTTGCTCCCCATAGACAATGACTGTAAGATCTGCGCCATTGCCTGTAGCCCTTACACATAGATGTTTCAAAGCAGTTGTAGATATTGCTTTCAATGCATTACTGCTAGTACCAACTGATATGTCATCTCCAATTTGTGTCCAATCAGAACCACCTTCTGCTCCTGGTTCGTCTTTTAACGATCCGTAAACCTTAGCTACTCCTGCTGTTGAACCATCACTATTGAATATTTGTATTGCATATCTGTTATACAATGCTGCATCAAACTTATCTAAGACTGTTGTTTCAGAGCCTCCCACAGCAGTCTCCGTATTGGAGAACGTCATTGCTGTGCGAGTTCTGTCTAGTCTTTTACTTGTCCTTACTACGGTAGATGCCATTAGTCAGCCTTCTCCTTCTTGGCCTTCTTAAGACCTTTAGGTTTAGGCTCCTTAATTGCTTTGTCTACTTTTTCTTGGATCTTGGTTTTTGGCTTAGCTTTGGACTTAGGAGGTCTGCCCCTACGCTTAGGAGTTTTGATGTGAGTCTTAACCCCTCCCCCAACTTTAGGGGAAGAGTCTTTTGCAACATCAAAGTCCCTTTGCGCTTCGAGTTCCGCAGCGAGCCTTTCACTTTCGATTTCAACGGTCGCATGGGGTCTGAAAGTAATCCAGCGCCCATTAGGTAACCTGCGCCTAGTAAACCGAGAACCATTGTAGGTGATTTTGACCATTTAATTAGTCCTCCAATCACTCTATGCCGTTAAGTCTCGGATACTTCCGCTTGTGTCTCTTCTGTATGCTACTAATTCACCAGCAGTAATGAATGCATATTCTCTGCTGAGAACTTGCCTTACTGCGAGGTTAGTGTTGTCCACATAAGTTGTTGGTGCTGCGACCCTTAGTGCCAAGCTGTCCATATCTAATAGATATATTCTGCTTGCGCCATCTTTTGGAACGTGTTGAGATAGGAATATTGGTATTCCATCGTATGCACCGACTCTTGAATCAAAGTTCAAACCAGCTTCTCCAGTTACTCCATTCATATTAGCTGCTCCTGCACCTTGTAAATCGTATCTGAATGCTGCTCCAGAAGTTGCTTGCATTAATGCTTTCAAGTTCTGATATGTGTCGTATCCAGTTAACATAACCAAGCTGTTATAGTTTGCTCCGTTTTCTAATAATGCTGCAATAGCTGTGTCAAGGTCATCTAATGCCAATGCGTTGTTAGAACCATCGTCAGTATAGTGAGTGTGGCCTGCGTCAAACCAAGATGCAGACGAAATATCTAAACTATACATATCACAGTCATCTTGACTGTTAGATGGTGACTGTGCATCAGTAACATAAGCCAAAGTTGCAGTTACACGATCCAAAGATTCCAAATTGTTTCCTGCTTGACCTGCTCCAGTTGA